TTAGCCATTTCCATTCACTCCTTCAGTAAAATTTTTAATAATTGGACATTCATTCTTCGGAACACCAGAACCAGGACACTTTTCTGCTAAGTCCTCAAGCAGTGCTTTCATCTGATGCAGATTACGAATTTTACTTTCAATTTCTGTTACTTTGTTTGTTGCATATTCGTAAATTTCTTCTGAATGAAAGTCTTCATCATTTTTGGAAGCAGATAAGAGCGTTTTTATTTCCTCAAGCGTAAACCCTAAATCTTGAGTACGCTTAATGAATTGAATATCTTTTACCACTTCTTTAGCAAATTTTCTGTATCCTGATTCATTACGAGGAGGTTCCGAAATCAAACCGCGTCTTTCATAATATCGAATAGTTTCAATATTAACATCTGCTTGTTTCGCCACTTGACCTATTGTTAATCCTTCCATTTCATCCCCTCCTCAGTTCTTAGTATGCACCCCGTACCATAGTACAGGGTCAATAGTAATTTTTAGTAATTTATTTTATTGAAAATAACTGTATATCATTTTATAACTAATATTATATATGTAAAAGGAGCTCTTTACTTTAACTTACTTCGTAATAACAAGTGCTCCTTTATCAGCAATTAAACCCTATTATTGTTCACGGTCCTCTATTCTAAATTACCCCTCCTCCACCTTATCAATCCCAGTAATTCGACCACTGCCATCAGTCGTATAGTTATAATTGGCAGTTGTACCATCCACATAAGTAATCTTAAACATTGAAGTATCTACCAACAACGAAGATACTTCTTTTAATAGTAATTCTGAAAAGATATCTTCTAGAGTTATAGATGTAATTCTTCCATTATTGTCCGCAGTGTAGCTGTACTCTGCATGGTACTGATGGGTGTCCCCTTTTTCTACTTCATAGGTAACATTAATCGAATTCACATCGACAGTCAGGTTTTTTACAATCGTATATGAAATACCAAGTTGATTCACTTGATACTGAAGGCCATCGACAGAACTACCAACTTGAGTTAAAGAAGATTCTACTGTACTCACGGAACTTTCAATTCGGTAAAACGTGTCAGAGATGCTCGGTCTATACCTTCCCACTTCTACACGAATGTTGTATCGGTAAAAAGGGTTGTACTCTAGTGAAATAATCCTTGTTTTTACATTAATACCAAGTGGTTTAAAGACGATATGAACATTGTCACCAACAGCTAGGTTCAAAAGCTTAAAGAAAGATATGTCATAAGAAGAGGCGTTTTCCCTCGAGTCATAAGAGACAGATACATTCGTTACATTTTTTGTGTCCATCACAGATTTATGTTCATCACTCCCTCGGTGGCTTCGAATATTAATCTGGTAGCCATCGTACTCTATCTCTCCACCTAATAGAGCAATAAACTGCATCAATGCGGCTCGTCTTCTAACCAATTGGTTTATTTTCATATTAATAGTATTGGTGAATTCAACCACACCTACAGAAAAAGGAGTCCCAACTAGCAGTAATCCGAGTCCTTCAGCTGGATCCCCGGAAAAATCAAAGTCATCAATTCTGTATCGGTCATCATTTAAGGTGTACGACACGTGTTCACAAGTTACTGAACAAATCGGAAGACTACCTTGAATGGATTTATTAATTTGAACAATTTCAAAGAACTGCTCGTTTATCTTCGCCACTTGTTTTGTTTTTAGGGCAAGGGCAGATTTGGTCAGAACCGTAAAAGATAGGGTAAACTCACCTTCAAGCGTTTCTCGGATGTTCGCTGTCATTACCTTTTTCACAGTTTGGATTAGAGTGTTTCCTGCAAAAATTTCAATCATTGCCTATCTGCCCTCCCTTCGCAATCTGAGGTTCATCTATGTTCTAGCCACTCCTAAGTTCCTAATGGTGACAGTGTTTTGGTTCCATTGAAGCTGGGCAATAATTCGAGTTAATACCGTTCCGTCAATAGTTAAAGGAATCGTTACATCAAGTAGCGAACCATTCGCTCCTTTGGCTGTGGCACCAACTTCACTATTTAGATCAAGGTCAAAGTCAGTAGGGATAGCACCTTCCATGTCTTTTTCCACATCTCTCATAGCACTACTAAAACCTTCTCCAATCCCTTCACCCATGTTCTCACCAATTCCAGCAAAGACTCTTGAAGGGGAACGAATACCGAGGACTCCTTTCACATTGCTGACAATCCCACCGACAAATCCACCAATCTTCTCTTTGATCCAACCAATCATGGAGGCAATCCCGTTCCAAAGACCACGAACAATTTCACGACCAATGGAACCTATTGATACAACAGCTTTGCCTAAGCCTATGAGAAGAGCGGAAATGACCTGTGGCAGTTGAGCAACGAGTTGAGGAATAGCTTGAAGAATACCAGCTGCCAATTGAACAATTAGTCTCACTCCCATCTCGACAATCTTCGGTAAGTTCCCAGTAATAAAATTGATAAGCGTTATAATAATTGTCGGCAGTGCTTCAATCAGTTTTGGAAGTGCATTAATTAAACCTATTGCTAGACCTTCAATAATTTTAAAAGCAGCATCTAATACCATGTCCAAATTGCTGATAATTGTATTTACAATGACCATGATCGTTTCTACAATGACTGGAATAAGTTCAGGTATGGCTTCTCCAATCCCTTCTGCCAATGTAACAACCATTACCAATGCCGCTTCTACTAATGAAGGTAGATTTTCGACGATGCCATTAACAAGTGCGAGTACCAGCTGAAGTGCACCTTCGGTGACCTGTGGTAGTGCCTCAATAATGCCACCCACCAAAGTCATGATGATGTTCGTTGCAGCAGTAATTAGGGTTGGTAAATTCTCAATAATTCCGTTTACCAGAGCCATCATGAGATCCGGGGCTACTTCTGCAATCGCTGAAATCAATCCTGTTACAACATCAAGTATTCGAGGAAGTATCTCTCCAATCTGCTTAACGGTTTCTTCAGCACCCTGCTTTAGCTTTTCAGATGCCCCTTCTTGTCCAGTGATGAGGCCAGTCAAACCATCAAGAATCATCGTAAATCCCGGTAGCAACTCGGAAGCAATGTTGTTTTTCACTGCTTGGAATGTTCGTGTAAAGTTATCCATCGCATCGGTATATTCAACTGCTGCATTGACCGCATCTTCACTCATGACAAGACCAAGTTCATGAGCTTTTTGCCTTAACTCATCCGTACCTTCAGCTGTCTGATTAAGTAGTGCGGATAATTCTACAGAAGAACTCCCGAGTAGATCATTGGCTACTGCTGCCCTCTCACTTTCATTCGTCATCCCTTGAAGACCACGAACGGTCATTTCAAAGATTTCTTCACGGCTTTTCCCTTGCAGATCATCCATGGAAATACCTAACCGTTCAAACCTTTTAGCCGCAGAATCACTCCCATTAATCGCATCATCAACAGTATTATTGAGTTTCTTCATACCGTTATCTAACGTATCGATACTGGCACCATTCTGAGATAAAACATAGTCCCATTCTTGATAAGCCTCTTTTGAAAAGCCAACTCGTTGACTCGCTTTGTCAATTTCATCGCCAGCTGCGGCTGCATCGTTGGCCATATCATATAACTTCTTTCCAGCTGTGACTGCAGCGGTACCAATGGCAGCCATGGCTACACCAATCCCAACCGCTACACCTTTTACGATTGAACCTAGCTTTTCAAATTTACCACCTGCATCATCTGCGGTATCAGCTGCGTCACTAATATCATCACCAAACTTCTCTGCTTCATCTCCAGCTTCATCAAAACCATCACTCGCTGCTTCTAAAGCTCGGTTATTCTCCTCTAATTCACTTTCCATCCCATTCAAAGCAGCTTTCGCATTATTCAACTGAATTTGCCAGGCTTGAGTCCGTCTATCATTTTCACCAAAGGAAGAGGCCGCATTTGCTAGAGCTTTTTCCAGCATGCCAACTTTGTCTTTCTGGGCGTCAATCTCTTTATTGAGTACAGCGTTTCTCGCAGTAACAGCCTGAACCGATTTATCCTGCTTATCAAACTGAGAGCTAACGAGTTTCATTTCACTACCTAGCACTTTAAAGTTACGATTGATATCCCTTAAAGCATTTTTAAACTCCTTCTCTCCCTCAACACCAATCTTTAGACCGAAGTTATCAGACACATTTCCACCTCCTCCCTTTCAGGCATAAAAAAATACACTCCTCAGAGTGCTGAAACTAGAGCCATGTCGGAATGACATCATCTATTGAAACTTCTTTCTTCGGTTGAGCTATCCCAGTGAACTGCTTGTGGCATTCCCATAAATCCAACAAATAACCTAAAGGCATGAGCCATACCTCTTCTTCTCTACGGTTCAAATGGGCCGTTCCATAATAAATAAGTCGGATAAACAACTCTTCATCGCTTACCCGACTTCCACGTTTTTTGCTTGTTCACTCTCGATGTGCCGTTTTGTACCTTTCATCATGCTGACCATGATCGCATTTTTGTACTCGGCTAATTCAAAAGGTGTTGTTAATAGTTCCACCTCGTCTTCTTGCAGCAAGTCCTTCTTGTCATCCTTATTTCGGATATTGTGAATAAGAATTGACTGGTTGGCCAGTAACGTAACAAGCCAGACAACTTCATCTAATGCTAGTTCAAAATCTTTACTCTCCATTAACTTAGTACCGAGGTTTTCTAAACCCCCATACCGTTTAGCAATCTCTTTCGTTGCTTTCGTCGTAAGAATTAGCTTATATTTCTCTCCACCAATTTCAATAGCTGCACTTCTTTCATTTGCTACTTCATCTACATCAAGTGGTTTCACTTCAATCTGTTCATTTGCCATTTTCTATCACCCTCTCCTATAACCCTCTATGAAACTACAACTGTAGCAACATCCGATTTAACATCTGTTGCCCCCACTGAACTAAGTACACAATAGTAATAATATGTTCCAGCAAGTAGGTCTGTTGGAATATTAAAGCTCGCTGAAGTTTCTCCATTAATAACCGTTCCACCAACTGTGCTATCAGTCGTGTTTTCATACCACTGATAAGTGATTGGATGACTTGTATTCACACTTGCTACAACAGAAAGACTACCGGAAATATCTCCTTCCACTACTTCCGTCAGTTCAGCTGGCTGGGTCGTAATCGTGATTACTGGTTCCACTGGAGTAAAGTCAGGTTCATACACTTTGTTGAACCATTCTGCAATCGTTGAAGTCGCAACACCTGAATCGCCTTCTGTGACCTCTGCCTTCCAGGGGTGCTTGCTTTCTCCATCTAGTTTGTTTCGTCTAAACACAGTCCCTTCAATGGTTGGACTACTAAACGTGATTGATTCTCCTTTGGTCGCCAAGCTTGTTGTAGGAATGCTGAAAATAACACGATACAACCAGAAGTAGCGATATCGTCCATTTGATTTCTTTGCACGAAAACCTATGGCCACAGGTTTTCCCCCATCTTCACTTCTAGAAACGACGACGTTATTACTATCAATCTTACATCCTGTTAAATCTTGAGCTGCAAGTGGTCCAATGTCATCAATGCCCAGATTTAAAGTCCCGCTTTGAAACTCCTTTACAATCTCAGACGCCCCGTCATCTGCATAAAGGATTGCTTCAATTAGTTCAACACTCAGTTCCGCTGTCATTGCCTTTGCTAGTACCTTTGGGGTTCCGTAAGTCTCGATGCCATTTTCATCTTCCGTAATGTTGGCATAATATAAACGATCCAGTCCTATCGTTGCCATTAATTTTCCTCCATTTCATATTCTTTCATTACGTCTATGGCGTAATGGTGATATTTTGTTTCGTTTTCAAACCCGATGTATCGCCTATCAGTGATTGTGATCTCATTCTGTAGCAGTTTTTTCGTTAGCTGCTTTTTAATAGGCAAGTAATTCTTTTTTGAAAACACAGATATTCTTACTTCTTCAATAACAGAGTGAGCTTGATTATCCGCAAATAAATCAAACCTATCAGAGAGGGGCGTGAGGACCATATATTCATCTGGAGGTAAACCAGAAAAATAACCTGTTTCAATAGGAATGTTCATAGGATGAATAATGGAATTTAACGCTGCTAATAGCTTCATAGTTTATCAATCTCCTTATCCAGTGCCACTTTCATCGCTTCAACACAAGCTTTTCTCGTCGCTGATTTTGTTGGTTTTAGCCATGGTTTAGGTGGCTGACCCGCTTTCCCATACTCCATGACCGCTGCTTTTAAGGCGTTGGATACACCTTTACTATCTTTGGTTGTTGGAATTCCAACACGGAGGTTCCAATTCCCTTTATAGTCCTGGACAGGTTTTGTCGTTTCTAAAGACGCGATCAGTTCACCCGTAGACTCAGAGGGATTTTTCGTTCCTACGCCTATCCTTGCAGCCAGATTACTCTTTGCTTTTTTAACAACAGGTTCTGTACCCGCTTGCAGGACTTCAGGGACAATCCGGTCAAACTGATTATTCAGCTTAGACAGTTTTTCTAAAAAATCATCAGGCATTTTAAAAGTTGCTCGTGCCATCCCCTCACCCCTTTGAACCTACAATTTTCTCAGCTAACACTTCGAGATACATCCCTCTTTCCTTTAAGTCTTCAACGCTTAAAATGTTATATCGCTCACCTCGACATACAACCTTCAAAGCCGTTGTCACATTAATGTCATGAGGTTTTCTGAAGCGAAAAAGAGAAGTGGCCGTTGAAAAACTTGCTCGATTCTTCCATGCCTCATTCCCGTGTCTGTCTTCTTTATAGGCACGGGTGGAAGCTAGGGTAAGTTCTTCTTCGGTTGTAAAACCATCTTCGTCTTTAATGGACTGTGTTTGAATGATGTCTATCATCGTTCTCATTTTTCCAAAGCTCATATAACCACTTCCCGGTTTAACCTAAGAAGCATATTAACGACTTTCCACACCTGCTGACTCGCCTCTACTTTATCTGCAAAAAAGCCACCAGTACTACCGTCTCGGCTTTCATAAAAGTGAGACGATAGCATGATGACCGCTTGTTCTGTCGTTGGATGCATGGGATTTTCTCCATAGTATCCATCCGCTTTCTTTTGATAACTCTCTGCATAAGAGGTCGCAGCAGCAATGAAACTTAGTAGTAAATCATCATCCTCATTGTGCGTTAGAATTAAGTTGCTTTTCACCTTAACAAGTAATGATTCCATTGCTGCCCCTCCTTATTATTCATTTGCCATTAGGCCCGCTTCCTTGAGTTTTGCTAACAGAGCATTGAAATCAGCAACAAGTCCTTCCACATCGGTTGCTGTACTATCCTCTTGATTTACTGATGGGCTTACTTCTTCACCCACAAATGTCAGCTTCCCACCTTCGGATATATCAAGCGTTCCTCCAATAACGGTTCGTTCTCCACCTTGTTCTGTATAATTCTTGACGTTACTCATTTCTTTTCACCTACCTTTATTTTTGCTGAAGTACTTTAATGGCTTCAGGAAGGATTAATTTTCCGTCTACACGTTGGCTTCCTTTAAATCCAACTTGTCCCGTTGCAGCGTACAATTCGTTTAAACGTTGGAACGAACGGCCTTGTCGATCTGCAACCCAGTAGTAACCAAAGTCACCAAAAGCGATCGTCTTCGCACCAGTAGCGACTGTTGGTACATACGCTGACGTTTTCACTGGACGATTTAAAATGGTATCTGGTTGTCCAGCTTGAATGGAAGGCTGCCATAAATATTGCCCGTTTCCGTCTTTTAGCTTACGAATCAGCTTCACGGTCGCGTCGTTCATGACAAAGACTGCATTTTTACGATATGGCGAACGTAAAGAATAGAATAAGTCCATAATCTCATCAACAGAAATGGCCGTTGCAGATGATGCTATAATGCCAAGTTCTGCTCCACCTGTGGCATTAAAAATGCCAGTCGGCTTTCCGGTACCATCTCCTACGAAGAACGCTTCCTCTTCTTTGGCACCAATCCGTCTGGCAAATTCTTTGGCAATATACGCTTGTAAATTAAACACACTGTCGTTTAATAGTTCCTCTGATACTTTAATCATCGTTGCGAGTTTATAGGCTCCAATTGAAACTTGACCAAAGCTGTCATCTGACTCTGGAATTAATCCTTCTTCGTCGACCCAAGAAGCGGTTCCTTTAGAAGCAACCACTGGAATTTTGCGATCCCCTGAAGAAGTGGTAATGACCTTGGCTAGCGAACGGAAAATATTTTCTTCTTCTAATGCTTCAATGAGTGTACGTTCAAATTCATCTGGTGCTAAATAACCTCCCTCAGAATCCGTACCAACCTTTAAGGCGTTTTGAACATCAAAGTTGCTTTTGTTTCGCATCGACTTCCAGAAAGCATCTTTGTACTCATCGGTTGCTCGTCCTGTTTTATGCTCGCCGGTGCCAGTAGGTTTTGATGTAATCGGCTGGTTAATTGGCTTGGATAACTCAAAATCAATAGCCTGTTGTCGTTCCAATCGGTCGATTTCCTTTCCAAGATTGACGACCTCTTTTGGAATCCAGAAAAGCCTTAGCCCCTTCCCATGCTTTTGCTCTTTTTTCACGAAGCTCTAATACTTTACTCATTCAAATCTCCTCCTTAATATTTCAAGAGTTCTAATCTCTTGTCTAAGATTGTGATATCGGTACCTTTTTTCTCTTCTTTTTGTGGCAGCTTGTGTAAGAACGAATTCACTACTGCCATTTTGCTGTAGATGATCCCTTCCTCTGGTGAATCTGATTCACTTTTATTTACAAACATGACTTCATCAGCAAACCCGAGTTCCACTGCCTTTTTGGAATTAAACCAACTTTCAGCATCCATTAAGTCAGAAAGCTCTGTCCTTGAAAGACCTGTCTTCAATTCATAAGCATTAATGATGCTCTCTTTAACTTCACTCAGCATATTAATGGCTTTTTCCATTTCAACTGCATCCCCAAAGGCGATAGTCATGGGATTATGAATCATCATCATGGAAACAGGAGACATATGCACTTCTCCACCAGCCATGGCAATAACTGATGCAGCACTAGCTGCAACTCCGTCAATTTTTACAGTAACCTTGCCCTTATAATCCATCAGCATGTTATAGATTTGACTAGCAGCAAAAACGTCGCCACCTGGTGAGTTAATCCAAATGGTAATATCCCCACTTTCATTGGTCAGTTCAGACTTAAATTGCTTCGGTGTTACTTCATCACCAAACCATGATTCTTCTGCAATCACTCCGTCAAGGTGGAGCGTTCGACCACTCTCGTTCTTGACCCAATTCCAAAATTTCTTCAAGGTTTATCCCTCCTCATATTTTTCTGTCCAAGCACCGGCTTTTGACATATCAACAAAGTTCCCATTCACCAAGTATTTGCCTCCGCCCTGTTCATCTGGAATTAAATTCATTTCTTCTAGTTCACGGATATCATTGGCAGACATCACACCATTTTGACGCATGATTTGATAGAATTGAGCCCTTGATCCTGCATCTCCACGAAGTCGACCGTTAAGGTTAAACTTAATGAAATACTCACCTTTCTCGGATCCACTTAACAGAGCTTTCTTCATCGATTGTTCAATTCTCGTCACCCATGGCATGATCGTATTATCAATAAAGCTAATAGATTGATGTTCGATATTACTAAAGGTCGCTTTATCAAGGTTGGCTACAAGATGAGGTGGAACCCGAAATATTCTACAAATCTCTTCTGTTTGAAATTTTCTAGTTTCAAGAAATTGAGCCTGTTCTGGTGGTATGCCAATGCTTTGAAACTTCATGCCCTCTTCAAGGACCGCTATTCGATGTGCGTTACCACTTCCTTGATATACTGCATTCCAGCTCTCTCTTATCTTTGCAGGGTCTTTCACCACACCAGGATGTTCTAACACCCCACCGGGATTGGCTCCATTAGCGAAAAACTTAGCACCATATTCTTCAGTGGCTAGTGCCATTCCAATGGCATTCTTGGCCATAGCAATTGGTGAGTATCCCACAAGACCATCAAAACCTAGTCCTGGGATATGAAGAACCTCATCACTTCTAAGAATGACTGTCCCGCTGCCCTTTAGGTATTTATAATAAAGCTCACCTGTTGAAGTTCGGTCCACCGTCATCTTGTCAGGAAGTAAGGGATAAAGAGAAAGCACATTCCCTCTGCCATCCCTAATGATTTGAACATAGGCATTTCCCCATAATAAAAGATGACTCATCAGTGTTTCCCTAAACACAAACGAAGTCATCTCGGAATTCGGCTCATCGTGGAGCATGTTATATAAATTGTGTTCCATTGCTTTTTCTTTACCGTTATCGGTGTATTTATATAAATGCAGCGGAAGACTAGCGATCGTTTCGGCTAGTATTCGAACACACGCATAAACTGCGGTTGTTTGCATGGCAGTTCTTTCATTTACTGCTTTACCGCTTGTGGTACTACCAAAGAAAAAACTGTACGTACTTCCTAGAAAGCTGTTCTTTGGGCTAGCTCTTGATTGAAATAGTTTTGATATAATTGGTATTTTCATGATCTCCACCTCCTAAAATGAGCATAAAAAAACACCCTTGAAAGAGTGTATAGGTCTATTTGAAACAGTAACTCCAAAATTATTGAGCTATTTTTTGTTTTTCTTCTAGTTTCCTTACCCAACCAATCCATAACCTAGTCACTAATGATTTTACATTAAGACTAATAAATGAATGATACCATTTCCAACCTTTCTTAAATTTAATTAAACCTGTCTTTCTTTCTGCCCAAAGTTCTACCAAAATCATTGGTATTGTGAAGCAAAATAGTTTTATAAATATAATATATGGCTTATGGTCTTTTTCGGTTAGCTGATTAAAAATAACAGTCATTGTTGGGTATAGTAAATAATCAAACAAAAAATTTATTTTAAATATTTTAGGCAATAGTCGTGTAGGATACTTCACTGTGTTGTACGAAACAACTATTTTATCAATTATTCCATTTGTTACTGCATTCCACAGATAAACCAATAACCAATCTTTAATTGGTGGTTTCCGTAGAACAAGTGTTAATAATCCAATTCCTAATACAAAAAAGCCTCGTAAGATATTCTTATCTATTATCTTATTTCCTTGCATTAAAAGAAGCACCTCCTATTGTTATAGGGTGCTTCTTTTATGAAAATTTATGTGATGATATTACACCATAACTAAAGGAAAAAAATTATCCTTCTACTTTAGCAACGCCCAATGCCAAGTGCTCCCAAAGTACCTCTTCTACTTTCTCCACAAGTTCACTAGGACACTCTACGACTAGAACAACTTCTGATTTTTTCCCTTTTACTTCCCGTTTCCTTTTATGCACAACTTTAAAAATGATGTAATCAATAATAAAACCAATAATAAATCCGCTTGCCGCCCCAATTAACCCCCAATATATTGGACCCCATTCTAAAACAAAACCGATACTTGCTCCAATCACAGCAAATGCAGTTCCAATTGCAGCCCCCTTATCGAACAAGCTAATACCATCTGCCCGGTGAAGTGTATCAAACAATCTTCTCTCTTCAACTCGATTAATGAGTGGTACAGCAAGTATACTCTCTTTTTTCACTCCTACTTTCTCTAAGGATGTAATGGCTAATTCAAGATAGGACGAGTGTTCAAAGGTAGAAAAGATTTGCATTTATTTCACCTCATCTGCTGAAATTGGAATTTTAACTCGATAGTTTTGATAGTTTTCTTTTAAAAATTTTCGTTGTTCACTTTCAAATAGCTTATTATTTTCAACGGTATTAACGTAAGAATCATATACAGCAAAACCAAAGTGAGAAGGCATAAACAAGAACCATTGCGGGTCGATGGCTTGAGTTGCTTGTCCAATCTCTCCTATGAATAGGTAATGGATAGCAACAAGGACATTCGAAAAGTAAACAAAAACAATGATAAAAGCCATCGTGAAAATCGCGGTTAGAACTCGATGAATATATAATTGTCCCAACCCTGGTGTTAAAAGTGACCAAACCACTGCCATAAGAGGTCTTCTTTTATCTAAATAGTTTATTTCTAAAGCAGCTATAGTGTATGAATTAAAATCAGCATTTTCCCTTTCGGCTAGGATGAATACTTTGTTCATATCAACAGAAGTACGATAACTATCCCATATTGCAAAAATATAAACAGGTATATACAAAAGCAACCATCTTGGTTCAAGAACTTCTTTTGCCATGCCTATATTACCAGTAAAAGAATAAACAATAGCAATGTTTAAATTGGACATATTATTTACAAGGATTTCCCACAAAAATAATGCATACCCTCTAAGATACTTAGATAAAAGAAGGTGACCAAAGCCAGGAAATGCTGCAGACCACCATGCGATCATATATGGATTACGTAAATGTAGTTGTGTTGTTCCAATAGCACTAACGTGAGCTTTAAATCTACGTTCCCTATTTGTTGGGTTAAAGTTATTCATAATACACCTTCAACTTTTCATAATGTTAAGGTTATAATTTACTTTATTTGGGAAATTTATCCATAGTCCAATCAACCTAATGTTTAATGTAATAGTAATGCAACCTTAATATTGGGATAATGATTAAATAAAAGATAGCTGAAAACCAAAGATTCCAGCCGGTATAGGTTAAATAACCAGAATAAACAACCGTCCACTCAAAAAATGTTGAAAAAGCTACCCAAAACAACCAATAAACGATAAATCGCAAGAACTCTTTAGGCATAAAGTTAATGAATAGTACACCAAACATAGGTGCAGTTAGGAGCTTAATTAACACTACTCCAACACTTAACCTTTCGTCTCCTGCAAAATAATAAAGCCCCATTACATTCCATAACAATAAATCAGCTATAACTTCTACGCATACTACTGTAATCCAAATAATATAAATGTCTTTTTTCTGCATTTTCTTAGGTATAAACGGAATAATTAATAGAAGTAGTGCAGTTACGAGATACACATAAAGCATAGGATGGTCTCCACCTTTTTAAAGAAATACCATTACCTATGTATTTTTTTACAATAATAAGCAGTTTTATACGAACCCTTCTACGCCACCGATATTCAGTAACGTAACTCTAATTGCAACATTCTTCTTTTTTACATAAATTGCTTTCTATTCAAATAGAGCATTTAGTACATTTTACTAACTATGTTAATCAAAGAATTAATATCCCCCTACCATCATAAACACTTTCTCTATTTTCATTTCGAATCGCTCGATCCAACGCCATAATCATTGCTACAGCACCATCAATTCGCTCTGTACTTTTCTCTTTATCAGGCTTTATGTTACCAGCAGGGTCGGTTTTGACGAAGATGTTGTCCATCATCCACCTTAAAACTGGATTCCCACCGTGAACAATCCTTTTCTCAAGGGTTATTTTCATTAATTCCTTTGATGCTGGAGACATATCTTTATATCCTTGTCCAAAAGGAACGACAGAAAAGCCCATCCCTTCTAAGTTCTGAACCATTTGTACGGCACCCCAGCGGTCAAAGGCTATTTCTTTAATGTTGTATTTCGTTCCTAGCTCTTCGATAAACTTCTCGATAAATCCATAATGAACTACGTTTCCTTCAGTGGTTTTGATATAACCTTGTTTCTCCCAGATGTCATATGGAACATGGTCTCGTCGAACCCTTACTTTCAAGTTATCGTCAGGGATCCAGAAGTAAGGGAGAACAATAAACTTCTCATCCTCCGTTCTTGGTGGAAAAACAAGTACAAAAGCTGTAATATCTGTTGTACTCGAAAGGTCTAACCCACCAAAACACTCTCTACCACGAAGCAAGTCCAAATCAACCTGTTCATCACAAGCATCCCATTTCTCCATTTGCATCCAACGGGTCGATTGCTTCACCCATTGATTTAGCCGCAGCTGTCTAAAAATGTTCTCTTCCGCAGGGTTTTCCTTTGCACTTAAATAAGCATTTCTCACTTTTTCTATGTCAATGGTATGGCCAAGAGATGGATTGGCTTTGTACCAGTTTTTTTCGTCAGTCCAGTCATCGTCATCATCAATTCCGTAAATGGCAGGATAAAAAGTAGGGTCAATTTTTCTCCCTTCCAAAAGATCCACTGCTTTTTGATGTACTTCATAACAAATTGAGTTTCGGTCTGTACCAGCTGTAGTAATTAAAAAGAATAAGGGTTGCAGACGAGCATCACCAGAACCCTTTGTCATTACATCAAATAAATCACGGTTCGGTTGGGCATGTAATTCATCAAACACTACAGCATGAACATTCAGACCATGTTTCGTGTAGGCTTCTGCAGATAATACCTGGTAAAAACTATTCGTAGGTTTATAGACTAGTCGCTTCATTGACATAACTGGTTTAAATCGTTTCTTCAATGCTGGTGACTGTTCTACCATTTCTACTGCAACATCAAACACTATCGAAGCCTGTTGTCTATCAGAAGCACAGCCATAAACTTCAGCGCCCCACTCTCCATCGCCACAGGTCATAAGGAGTGCAAGTGCGGCTGCAAGTTCACTTTTCCCATTCTTCTTAGGAATTTCAACATAAGCTGTATTATATTGCCGATACCCATTATCTTTCACAGTTCCGAAAATATTCCTGACAATTTGGTCCTGCCAAGGCAAAAGTTCAAAAGGAACCCCACGCCATTGCCCTTTCGTATGCTTTAAACAGTTGATAAAGTTGACGGCATGCTGTGCTTTTTTCTCATCATACACCCTTACCACCCCCACCTTGAAAGAGCATAAACTCCATTGGATCATTGGCATCAGTTGGTTTGTCAGCCGCAATTCTACTTCTCGATGAAGGAGTTAACCCAAACTGCTCACAGAAACGATTCATGATTTTGAGATAGCTCTGAGCGATGGACACCTGTGGCACTTGTTGCCAGTACCCTGAAGGGGTTTTTACAATCGTTCCATGTTTCGTGATAAATTCTTCTGCCTCTTTCCATCTTGCATAGGCTTGGCAGTATCCCGCAAAGGCTGCCATATCTACTTCTGTTAATATTCCTAGCTGCTCCAATTGCTTCACCATTCTACGCCACTCTTTTTTAGCTTCAGGTTCTAACCAAGCTGGACATCTAGGGGCTTTCTTATCCGGTTTTGGTTCATTTTGATTAAGATCCCTCTTTCCAGGGTTACCTTCTAATGCTTTAATTGCTGTTGGTTTTGGTTTTCTACCTCGTTGTGCCACAGGCTCCACCTCCCTTCTTTTCACAAAAGCAAAGAGCCTATCTTTTGATAGACTCCAAAATCCCAAACCTAAATTTTTAGTTATTGGCCTTTAATCCCTTTATAATTGTAATTCCCCTTCTTTATTTCCTCATGATCGGCTTTGACCGCTTCGTCATAGTCATCCCTTTTCTTTTCCTTATCCTTACACTTCAGACAAATACAATCGGTATTGTACATCGACATAATCCGTCCACCTTTCAAGCTTCCACCACATCGGTCACAGTGTGTTTGAGTGAAAAATGTATCCATCAGTTACCTCCCAATGTGTACTTTTCTCGAGTCTTATCGATGAACTGCTGGAGGTGTTCGGCATTCTCTTCGAATTCCATGTCGCTGTTCCAGAAAAGGTCCAAGTCCTCAAGCAAATACAGAATGGTTAGTACACTTTCCTTTGCATCAGCTTCACCAAGTACTACCTCTTTTTCAATGATGGTAGCAATCAACCCTCGTATCATTGCCCGAAAGGTTTCTCTATTCATTTGGCTTACCTGCTTTTCTAAAGGCCCCGCTTCCTTCAAGGTTGGCAAGTAGCACCTTTCTTGTTGTTTTATACTCGCTCCCGTTCATCCCAAGGCGAATGAGCCAAGTACGCAAGGCATATTTCGGATTGTCATCCTGTGCTTGCTTAAACGATGCTCGCTTTTGCTTTAGGGCACTTTTGTTGATGAATGCCGCTAGGTCTTGAAAAGCTGCAATCTGGTCCGCTTCCAAGATTTCCGCTTTTAGCTTAATGGTGAAGGTCTCCTTTTCAAAATCAAAAGCTAGTCCTGGGACCCTTTCCTGTCCGAGTTCATCGATTGCTTTCTGAAACTCTTCAAAGGTGTTTATCTCTTTGAAGCTTAAATCCTCTGCAAAAGTGCCATCAATCAGCGGTTCGGTTAGCTTGAAGGCTTTCACGATCAAGTGTTGCTTGCTAAAAAGCATGTTTACTAGATTGCGTAGCGTGGTTCCTGAATGCCCTTCTAGCGGAAGTGTAATTTCTAAACCGTCAATCTCTAAGGGCTCATGCTTTTCTTCTGCTGGCTGCTCTAGCTCTCTCTCCGGCTCTAGCGGGTTAGTAATCTCTTCAAAAGTCTTAACTTCTCCAACTGAAGTTGTGATTGTTCCTTGCCTGTCGATTGTGTAGGTTTCTTTAGTCATTTCAATTTCGTAGGCAAAGGTTGGAGCATTCAAATACTTCGGCTTTACTCCGAAAAACTCGCCTAGTTGCTTTACCATTTCTTTTCGGTTCATTTTAGTTACCTCCTGTGTTTTGGTGTAGTACATATATCACTCTAAACACAGGTAATAGCAAGTCTTTCCGGCCAGATATTCGCATTTATTTTTAACGTAAAAAGCAAGCCCCTCAAGGCCTGCCCTTTAATCATTTTCAATCCCAACATACCTTGCATAAGTATATCCCTCGTTATTAACAAGAATCTTTTCACCGGTATCTTGGTTAATCACTCGAATGCAACGAACCTCTCTGTTTTCATTCACTCCACCATCTTCCTCGGTGATCCAAGGCTGGTCGTTAAAAAAGTCATTTGCTAAGGAATGAAATTCGTCGCCCTCCAATAGCACCTCTTTTATCACACTGTAACTTTGACCCTGTTGCCCACTCTTTATCGCTTGTTCAGTCAATTCCTCCAACTCGGTCAGGTCGCCTATTTTCCTACCGAAGATCGCTCTCATGTACTAATCACTCCACTTCAACGTATTCCATCATAATTTGCAGGGCCTCATCATAGGAACCAGATAACATCACTCGCTCACTTACTTCCTTCGCTTCATCGGCTTTTCCGTTTTCCTTTAAGGTTCGACTGACCCGACCGAGGATAGAAAAGATATTTCCATCTTCACCAACAAGTTTGCAAGTTGGTTTAACTATTTCTTCCATTGCTACACCTCCAATCTATTAAGGTAGTAGCATATTGCCATACAGGTTGAAACATAGCAACTAGATTCATAGCTATTACTGTAGTAACTCCTCTTCTTCTACCGACTCTGGTTTTGGTACGTCAGCAAAGGCAATCTTTTCGCCATTTCTCAGTAAGAACACATCTTTTTCCGTTCCAGCCTGTTCAATGTACCTTTTCACAATCACATCAGAATACTTTTCATCCAGTTCAATCGTGTAGCATATGCGATTGGTTTGTTCACAGGCAATAAGTGTAGAACCACTCCCACCAAAAGGATCGAGCACGATACAATTGCTCATGCTGCTGTTTTGGATCGGGTAAGCACATAGTCCAACTGGCTTCATTGTTGGGTGAAGGGCATTTTTAGAAGGTCTATCAAAATTCCAGATGGTACTTTGTTTTCGATCTCCATACCAGTTGTGCTTTCCATCCTTTAACCAACCAAATAAAACAGGTTCGTGCTTCCACTGGTAAGGACTACGGCCAAGAACCAGGCTTTGCTTTGCCCAAATACAAACACCAGATAAGTAAAATCCTGCATCTTTAAAGGCCTTTCTGAAGTTGTATCCTTCCGTATCTGCGTGGAATACATAGATGGATGCGTCCTTTTCCATGCTTGCAGCCATGTTACTAAACGCTTTGAACAAAAAGCTATAAAACTCTTGGTCTTTCATATTATCGTTTTTGATACTACCTGCTTGAGAAGAGTAATTTACATTATAAGGCGGGTCCGTCACCACTAGATTCGCCTTTTGCCCATTCATGAGTTCTTGGTATACATCAGGGTCTGTACTATCTCCACAAATTAAGCGGTGCCTTCCAAGCAACCACACATCGCCCTTATGTGTAATAGTTGGTTCAGTCAGCTCCTTTTCTACATCAAAATCATCTTCGTTAATATCTTTGTCATGGACTTCGTTAAATAGTTGATCAATTTCAGGTGGATCAAAACCTGTAAATCCAATATCGTAGTCCATCGATTGCAAGTCCTGAATCAAATCTGCTAATAACTCTTTGTTCCATTCGCCACTGATTTTATTAAGAGCAATATTTAAGGCTTTTTCCTTTGTCTTATCAATATCGATAACAACACAATCAATCTCGGTATAGCCTAATGTCTTTAAGACTGAAGCTCTTTGATGCCCACCGATAACTGTCAAATCCTTGTTGACGATAATTGGGTCTACATATCCGAATTCACTGATACTATTTTTTATTTTTTCAAATTCACTGTCTCCCGGTTTGAGCTTCTTCCTTGGGTTATAACTAGCTGGAACCAAGTCGTCTATTCTTAATTTTTTAAAGTTCATCTTCTTCACTCCAAAATCTTGATTTTATGTAACAGTCATGGCTGCAGAACTTTCGTTTCTTATTCCCGTAAGTGCTAAACTCTTTTCCACAATGTGGACATGTATAGTGGTAGATCGCTGTTTCACTTTTGTTTTTCGCTTGCGGGTTTTCTTTCCACCATTTCCTGCGGCATTCTTCAGAACAAAACTTCCTAGCTCGGCCACGCCCTTTTTGTTTGATTGGTTTACCACAGCAAGTGCAGAGAAGATTATTATTGATCTGTTCTTTCACATTTAAAGCAACCACACTCGAATCACCGGTTAGGCCATTCCTTCTACAAAAGCCACGTATGCTGTCTCGTGATTTTCCCAACACTGCTGCGATTGCTTTATAGCCAACCCCTTTTAACCGAAGGTCATAAATAAGCTGCTTTTCTGCTTCTGTCATCTCTCATGCTCCTTTCTGCGTAAACAGTATTAAAAACAGCAATAAAAAAACGCCTGAATTAGCCATTTACTAAACTAATACGGACGCTTCATCGCCATTTCTTATTTAAGTGTTAAATGTTCCTCAAAACCAATAGCATCAAGGCTTTATCAGTATTTTTATAACTTTTCCAATTGTACTATTTCGCAAATTAGAAAATAGCTAAAACCCTTATTCTAACTAATGATTTTCACTATTCGATATCCGCTATGGATACCCCCCTTATTTAATTACGCGAAAATTCACGCGAAGGGGGCGCGCGGTCCCCAGCCAAGGGATTGTAGAGATTTGACCTCCCCTAGGGGGCCATCAAAAGGTGTACACCGGGTGTTGATCTTCTGTTCTCGTCTTACGATCATGACACTTCTTACACAAAGGCTGCCAGTTGCTTTCATCCCAGAACAAACGCTGATCTCCACGGTGAGGAGTAATATGGTCTACGACCGTTGCTGGTGCTATCTTCCCTTTCTTTTCACAATGTTTACAAATGGGATAGGCGTTTAAGAATTGTTTTCGTGCTTTCCTCCATCTACTGTCATAACCACGCTCTCTTGCACCAGCTCGTTCGTCTGCATAAAGCTTCGCATGAAACTCACAGTACGAATGGTCCGTTAACAACGGGCAACCCGGATGCTTGCATGGTTTCTTTGGTTTCATTGGCATTTATCTCAACTCCGTAATTCACTTTATAAATTAAGAAAGCCCCAGAAGATTCTCCTTCAAGGGCTGCTGTTTATGCTATTTCTACACCTTACACTTTATCACACCTACTACATGGCTTTTAATGGCTTTTCATGGCTTCTTTTAAGTCATTTATTTTTTTCTTTTAATTTTTATTTTAATTAAAGGAATTTGTTAATTGATGTAGAAGTATATCACATCCTCTAATTTAACCTCGAAAGGAGCACTTCGTTATGAATACCCCAATAATGAAAGAAGCTTATTCAATGCTGTATGAAATGGAAAATCATCTACGTTTAATTGTAAAAACAAACATGGAAAAAAAGTATGGGTACAGGTGGGTTTCCATCCTATATGAAAGACGAGACGAACAAACTTCATATTTCCACGAACTTGTCGCCTTCTTTGGAAAATACCCTCACATTCTGACCCATTTTAAACCAGAACAGTTAACTTTGCTTCGGCAACTAACCCCAATAAGAAACAAAATCGCCCATTCTCATTTAATAACTGAAACTGAATATGAACTCCTAGAAAAATGCTATAAGATTGTAATTAAACAACCGATTACTAAACGAAGAAAACTTATAAAAGTTTGATAGCTTCTTATCCCCTAGAATTTTTATCCTTTTTTAGCCCGAAACCAGAAAAAACGTAGGGCATTCTTCATACAAATGCCTTACGTTTATTCACAATTCCTTACACGAGTTATACTCATTTTCTTTCTAATAGTTGATTAGCCTCTTTCAAAGCTTTACTATGCAACCGATAAATCCAACGTAAATCATATCCCATAAGTGCGGCAACCTCTTCCCACGTACTACCTCCAAGATAACGTAGTTCAAGAACTAATTTGTGGGAAGGGTTCTCAATTTCAGCAACAAATTCTTTTAATTCCTGCTTTAAAGCTACCAACCTATCGATATCAGCATCGATTTCTTGTTCCAGATTCATTAACTTAACAAGAGTATTTTCCATTGGAGAGCGCTGCTTAGATCCTTGAACTGGGTCAGATTGAATAACCGATGTTACTTTTAGAGCATGGTTTCTTAACACAGCCACTTGCTCTAATTTACAATTAATTAACTGGTCAAGGCTAAAAGCCTGAGATAAGTATTCTTTTGCGTTCACGGTCATTTCCTCCTGTCTTGTAGCCAAATTAATCATAATCAAAGCCCTCCTACTTCATTCAACTGTTTTTCACTCTCTAAATTGTACACATCAATAATTTCATTCCGAATATTAGCATCCAGAGATTGTATATGTTCAAAAGCTTTTAGCCTGTCCAGTTGCAATTGGGGTTTCGTTTTAAAGAAGCTGCAACCAACTCCTTCACACTGTTTCACCCTTAGAACCTTGCACTTGCCATTCTTGTATGCGAAACAATCCTGTTCCTTCACTTCAATCATATTATCCATGAGGAGTAACCTCCTTGTATTTATTCATTCTGGCCTTTACTGCTTCAATGAGCGCAGCTTGGCTCGTGTCTTTATCCTCTAATGCTTTCATCACTCGTTCGTCAATCGTATCTTTAGCAACAATGTGATGGATCACCACTGTTTGCTTCTGTCCTTGTCGCCAAAGTCTAGCATTTGCTTGCTGGTAAAGTTCAAGACTCCAAGTAAGACCAAACCAGACAATGGTACTTCCACCTGTTTGAAGATTAAGGCCATGTCCAGCAGAAGCTGGGTGTGCTAAAAGAACTTGAACCTCACCTTTATTCCACGCCTTAATATCCTGATCTGATTGGAGGAGCTTTGGATTAAGCTTTTTCAAGTGATGTAGGAGCCTGTCCTTATCATGCTGATAACCATAAAACACAAGTACCGGTTTTCCATTTACTGCTTCAATCAGTTCATCTAATGCTTTTAGTTTTTCTTCGTGAATATGCTTTACTTCTCCGTCCTCATCGTAAACAGCGCCGTTGGCAACTTGTAATAGCTTGTTAGCAAGCACTGCTGCTGAACCTGCCAAGACATCGGCTTCTTCAATCGATAAGATCAATTCTTTTTCTAATTGGTCATATTGCTCTTTTGCCTTTTTCGGCAGTTCAATAGGTATCACATTGTCCATTCGTTCAGGTAACTCGAGATAATCTTTGGCCTTCATACTTACACAAATGTCTGAGAGTTTTTCATGAATACTGTCTTCTGCACCTTCTTTTAGCTTCCAAGTGTAGACAATCATTTGATTTCTTTTATCCGGAAGAAAGTATTTCTCACGGTAACCAGTGACTGTTTTACCTAATCGTTCTCCACCGTCCAGTAAATAAATCTGTGGCCATAAATCAATCAGGCCGTTTGGTGCTGGAGTTCCTGTTAGTCCGACTAACCTCTTAATAAAGGGCCTCACTTTTTTTAATGATTTAAACCGCTGAGCCTTCGATGATTTAAAGCTTGATAGCTCATCAATGACCACCATGTCAAAAGGCCAATCTGACTGGCACCAATCTACGAGCCAAGTGACATTCTCACGATTGATGATAAAAATATCAGCTTTTTTGTGTAGAGCTGCCACTCTTTGCTTTTCACTACCGAGCACTTTTGTAATTCGCAGGTGCTTCAGATGGTCCCATTTTTCAACTTCTTCTTCCCAAGTAGTACTCGCTACTCGCAATGGGGCAATTACTAATACTTTTGCAACATCAAAGTAATCGTACATTAATTCTAAGATTGCAGTCAGCGTTGCCACCGACTTCCCCATTCCCATCTCGAGGAAAAGTGCTGATTTGTGTTTTTCAATAATCCACTGTGTTGCATATGCTTGATAGTGGTGTGGTTTGTAAATCAAGTGACCATCTCCTCTAGCATTCGATCGACAGCTTCATAACTATCAATCTTATAAACTTTAAATCCTAGTTCCTCCAATTGTTTTTTCCGTTTCTGTTGCAACAATCGTAGCTTTTTTGCTGGTGCCTTTAATTCAGCAAAGGCAATCTTTGAACCATTAAAAAGTACCAACCTGTCAGGCACACCAGCGAACCCAGGAGAAACAAACTTTATTGCCAGCCCACCATGTTCCTTTACTTTCTTATTTAGCCTTTGTTCGATCCTAGCTTCATTCATGATCAGTCACCCCTAAAAATAAAGGTATACACTCCAATCCCAGTGTTCATGCGGTTCCTAGCCATTTGTATGCTCTGTATACTTTTTTTGAGTGGACTTATACTTATATGTGTATTAGAGGGTATAGGGTGTATATATTACTCTCTATTACTCCTATTTTCTTTTTTATATAGAAGAAGGTATACAAAGTATATATAGTATAAGGACTAACAGTCACAAGGGTTTGGGTGTATACTTTCAACCACTTTTAAAGTTTACAAGTATACATGTTCACGTCTAAAACCTTTTTGCATGCCATACGTTTTATCGAACCTCACCGAACTCACTCTCTTCCAGCCGGGGGTGTTCTGGATGATCATATTAATTTCTTTAGCATCATATCTTGTCATCATCGATACATCTTTTTGAAAGAGTTCCTCCCACACCATTTGAGCACACACTTTGTTGAGCTTTATAGTCTTCTCGGTTTCGTCATTTGGTTGGTCCATATGCAAATATGTTCGTCTCGTACCAATATCTAGCTCATACCAGTTGATCGGCACCGGTGTTTCAAGGTAACTTCTAATGCTCTCCGTAATTGGATTTTCCTGCGTATGGGCTGCTTGAAGTTCTCCTGCTTTCTCTTCGATTTCTTTGCTTAAAGCCAAGGTCTCTCCCTTTTCATACAGGACCTTTGCTTCTGCCCATATTTGATCCACTTCATCTTCCGTTAAATCGTCCCACATGTTTTTACTGCCACCACCGTTTACTACGATTGGTAAGAAACGTCGATTTCCTGTTGGGTCATTTAAGAAGTCGTAATCATTTGTCGTTCCAAAAAACACGCACTGCCGCTTGAATGTTTCATTATGTCTACCATAAGCAACCCGAAAGGTGTCCTCAGACTTCGAAATAAAATGCTTCACCGCTTCCACATCTACTTTCTTCGTTGCTGTTAATTCTGCCATCTCCAAAATCCAAGCCCCTTGAAGCTGCTCATAGGCTTCTTTGCCCTTGACGGTAATTAAGGAGTCCGAGTGCCATTCTTTGCCTAGGAGCTTTATAATGTAACTTTTCCCCACGCCTTGAGGACCAACAAGGACAACACAGTAATCAAACTTTGCACCTGGACGATAAATTCTTGTAACAGCTGCCACTAAGATAATTCGAGTAAATGCTCGTACACATTCGTTATCTTCAGCCCCAAGGTAATCAATCATAATTGTTTCTATTCGCTCTTTTCCGTCCCATTCAAGACCATTTAAATATTCTTTGATCGGGTGAAACGCATATTTCACTGCGACTTCACTCCATGCATCTCCAATAATTCCGGCTCCCTTAATGCCATAGACAGAGTAAAGATAATTTCTTAAACTGGCATCATCGGTGTCCGACCAGTATTCTCCTCTATCTATACTCCGCCAAGGCAAGTCATCTTTGATAACCACTCGATGCATAAAGTCATTTAAAGCAAGTCGAACTTTCAATGCAGGGTCATTTTCAAGAATAAGGATGACATTCGGTGCACTCGAGACGATGTTGCCTTTTTGGTCTCTTGTTAAATCTGTTAACCAATCCATCTCTTCTTCTTCAAAATCTGCAGCTGCAAGGTTTAACTGTTCTTTCCCCAGTGTCAATTTTACCTGCTTGTCTTTCAACGCTTCTTCAACCATCGCTTTATAAGATGGCAATCGATTGATAGGCGTTCCTTCTTTGGCCGTTTCATCAAGGTCACCAAATAGATGAATACGAACCAAGTCAAAAGCATTACAAAGCTTTCCACCAATTGGATCTGTTGAATGATGTGAATAAGCAAAGTCACCATTTTCATAAACCACTAACCCACCAGCAGTCGAACCAGCTGAATACGTGTAACGATTGGGGTCATCACAAGTGCTATAGACATCAGCTAAGTATTTCTCTATCACATCCGTAACAGAGTATGTCCGACAAAAAGCACCGATGACTCCGTCTTTTGCTCTTGGATCTCCTTGCTTATCTGCCAGCTTCTTTCGATCTTGAACAGTTCTTGAGCTTTCCGGCCAATAGGATGAATCTTGCCAGTTCGGATACCTCGCCAACACAGCATCTGGGTCAATCCAAGGCTCGTCCAACACTTTAAAAACAAACTCACCATCTGATGGTGTTGAGGGCCAGTACATTAAACGATGGACTTGATAAGTTGTATCATCGAAAAAATCAATGCCTAGGTCAGCTGCAATTCTTCTAGCAATAGGCACATATTCATCAGCAGTAACAGGTCTTGATAGAGGAATAACTAAACGTAACCTCGGACTTTTGGAATGATGTTTATGTGTGGAGTAGATGGCACATCCGTGGCCAAACATTGTCTCCACAGATGCCCATAAATCCCCTTTCACGAAGTCAGCATCAAGGGTGACGAGCTGACGCCAAACAACACTATCATGCTTTCTTCTGCCACCCTTTAGCGTTCCACCAACAAACCCACCGACATCTTTAATCTCATCTTGCTTTGATTTAGAGAGCTTTTTGTACTCTTCATATGTTTCATGGGTTCTAACAGTATTGCTTAATTTCTGAACAACTTCAGACCAAAGCATTTCACGATTTTTCCAGTTTATTTCTTTTCTGTTTCTGCCGATTGCAATCGTAAGGTTTGCATCATAATTCAAACTATGTGTTCTTCTTTCACCGAGCTCTTTCACACCTACCATTCCTCCTACGTAACACAGTACCTAGGCCTTTCTTGGCTCCTTCCAAATTACCGGAAAGAGCCTGACCTCTTAGCGTTTTCATTGCATGTTTAGGAAGTACATCTTTGTAGCGTTTTAGATCAATTACAAATTTCATCTTGTCTTTGTCAGCCATACTCGACACTTCCCTGTTATGCAGTCTTATTGGTTCGTTCAATTAAAGGTACTAGCCTCTTTTCACGTTTTAACAACTCATAGAGAAACAGTCGCCCTTTCTGAGTCCAGTATGTGTGCATAACGCTTTTATCTGCATCAATGGCGTGGGTTTTCGATTGGGTATAGCCCATCTCCGCATACTTTTGATATAGGAGCCATGTTTTGCCCATTTTATATTGAACACCCAACTCATGAAGCAGAGCATTTAACTTTCTTGCAGACAGTCCATAATCTTTCGCAATCAGGCTGATTGGTACAACCGATTTATTCTGAAGAACCAAGTCGTAATAGGATGCTTTCGGCTTTAATTCACCAATGATTTGCTTGTGTTGGGCATTTTCAAGCTCCAATTTCTTAGCTTTATCTTTTGCTTCTTTATACTCGGTGAAAATTTTAATTCCCAATTCTGGATTTTTAAGAATGTTATTTAAAAGCGACTCCGATGCATACAATCCATGCTTTCGGATATCTGGTAGCACTTCGTCAAACACCCAACGCTCAAATCGCTCAGCCATATCTAGATTCGATTTAGCAATCAGGCGATAAAGGTTGCCTTCATTAATGAACTTTTTCTCAACTTGCTGCACCGCATCAGTACCATCTGCCTTTTTCCCCGTCACTACCCCTACTGAACGAATCGTTACCCCGGGGGTCTTACAGTGGTCTTTAATTGCCTTGTTCGGGTTTTTATAACCTAAAATTTTCGCTACCTCTGTTGCTGGAAAATATTCTTTTCCGTCAATCACCATAATTTCTAACTGACCAAATTCCGAAGAATGAAACACTTGTAAACTATTCATCTTTTATTTCCTCCTGTTCGATTTAATCTTTCATGTAATAATCCGTTTCAAAACTATCCGCTCCTAACGGTAAACCCGGAGCCCATTTAATCGGTTGACCCATTACCTTTTCTACCTCTTCCTTTGACCCTGTTCCAACTGGTACATCCAAAATGACCTCATCATGAACATGAAAGTTTATCCGGTAACCAGCATCATTTAACTTCACCATCGCTTCAGCAAGACAATCTCTAGCAATGGCCTGAATGATGTTCTCCGTCAATTTCCCGCCGTAAGTAGGAATCCTGCCCCACTGTTTGGAGCCTTGTTCCGTACCTTCATAAGTCAATTGCTCTTTACCAAAACGTTCATCAACACCCATTCTTGGTCTTACATAGGCTAGTGAACGTCCTGACGGTAAAGTAATAAATAAAATTCCTTTTCTATAATGGAAGGTGAGACCGTACTGCATCTTTACAACCGCTTTTTCTTTCACTGCTTTAATTGCTGCAGCTTCGACATTCCACCAAAGCTTTACTATCTTAGGGTTGGCCTCACGCCATGCAGAAACTAACTCTGGAAGTTCAACTTCAGTGAGGCCCATCTCTAAAGCACCCATTTGAGTTAGTGCTCCTTTTGAGCCACCGTACCCAAGAGCCAATTCAGCAATTTTCCCTTTCTGTCTCAAAGGACTACCTTTATCTATCGTTTCAATTGGCACTCTAAACATTTGAGCTGCAGAAGCTTCGTAAATCTTCCCATGTGACTGGAACACTTCCATCCGCCACCGTTCCCCAGCTAGCCATGCAATCACTCTAGCTTCAATAGCTGAGAAGTCCGCTACTATAAAGCGATGTCCCTTTGACGGGATAAATGCTGTTCGAATTAACTGCGATAATACGTCAGACACACTATCAAAAAGAATTTCCAAAACTTCATAGTTTCCTGACTTTAAAAGGTCTCTAGCTATGTCCAAATCAGTCATGCTGTTTCTTGGTAGGTTATGAATTTGTACAAGCCTACCTGCCCATCGCCCTGTCCTATTCGCACCGTAAAACTGTAACAGTCCCCTTATTCTTTGGTCAGGGCACATTGAACGCTCCATTACCTCATACTTCTTCACCGATGTTTTGGACATGGCTTGCCTTAGTTCAAGCAACCTTCTCACGTCTGAATGTTCTACCTCGCCCATTAATGCCTCGACGTTTTTCTTAGCAAGGCTCCCCACTTCCACACCCTGCTTTAATAACCAGCTTTTTAATTGTGCTGGACTATTGGGATTATCTAGCCCAGTTAAACCCACAGCTTCATTAAACAAATTTTCCTGTAATGTTATATCTGCTTGAATGGCATGTATAACTAGTTCTACATCCACTTGAACGCCCTGATCATTGATGTTTTGGTCCAGTTCCCAGAGCTTTTGTTCTGCCGGTGGAATTGGAAATGCTTCTAGTTTCTTTCGTATTTGCCTTTCCACTTCGACGTCTTGTTTGCAGTACTCTTTGAAACTAGTCCATTTCTCAACATCATGTTCTGGTAGGTTACGAGTTCTTCCACCATTTACTTTGGTAGCTTTGCACGGGATTGAAAAATAACGAATCAAGGCTTTTCCTTCTTTCATTTTCTGTTCATTTAGCTTGAGACACTTTGCCACCCCATCAAGGTGTCCGGGGAGACCTAGCATTAAAGCATGAACGGAAGAACAACGCCACTGCTCAGGTGGCATAGCTGCATTAAAGTATTTTGACAAACAAGTACGTTCGAAATTGGCATTGTAGGCAGTCTTAGTAACCATTGGATCCGTTATTGCTGCTAAAATGTCATTAGGTACCTTTTCACCAGAAGCAAGGTCAATGATTTGTACTTCTTCATCATCAACTGCATATGCAAGAAGTAATATTTCAAAATCTTCAGACTCACAGTAGTGGTAAACCCCGTGTTTCACGAGGCTCACACTACTATACGTTTCTATATCAATGGACAAGGTCTCCATTAGCATTAACCTAAGATGTCATCGTCATCACTATCATCTGCAAAGTCCGCTTCAGCACTGCTTCGTCCACCTAGCGGTTCACCATCTGCAGTTTTCATAACGTGATTCAAGCCAAAAGTTGCCCCTTTGTTTCCATTAACTTGATAAACATAGCAGTTCAAACTGACTCTTCCATAACACCCAGAGTAAAGCTCCGACGGATCTAAGATAGGGTTTAAATCCTTATCAACAATACCCGGCTTCAGCTTACTATTCGCATTAATGAAATATGAATTGGCATAAGCTGCATCACCTTCTCTATCTACATCTCCATCACGTAGAGGTGTTCTTAAATTTTTTGGTACTTTACCACCAAATTTATCTTTGTTATCTTGAATAGTTTTCTGAATAGCATCTTGGATCTTCTTCACAGTCCTCTTGTCCGATTTCGGAATGATAATACTCACTGAATACTTCGGATCGCTTCCATTCACACTTACTGGTTGATGCGTATTCACATAACTTAATCGTACTGGTTCTTCATTTGTTCCAATCGTAATTTTCATCGTTTCTTCCTCCCTATTATTGAAAGTCTACTTCCGGAGACTCTTTTATTTCAGGTCGTTTATCATCTTCAGGTGCCAACTTAGGCTTGCCCGGTGCCTTTGTAATAAACGAGCCTAGTAAATCATTAAATGTTCTCTTTCCTAGCTCTTTTTCAAGCGTGGTTATCGTTTGTAATGACTTTTTGTATATAACATCAATATCGTACCCAGCAGCAGTTAAGGCCGTTGCAACAGCTTCTTCGTCTGTATACTTTCGGCTCCCTCTACCTTGCACAAGTTTCATGCCTGGCCACTGCTTGTTTTCATTCATTGCCATTGATAAGGCATAATCCTGAACACTTTTTCCCCAGCTAATTAATTCATCAAGCGAATGAAGTACTTCAACCACTTCATCATCAGTCAGAAGCGGAGGGCTCTGAAAATCTAAACAAGCAAGTTTCATGTTTTCATCTGCCCTCGCTCTGCAAATTGCTCTTGCCTTGCACCACCTGCAGTGGGGACCAGTTACAAAACTCCCAAGTCCAGCAAATGCTAGTTCCGCCTTTGGCTTGACTTCACTTTGCGCCCATTCCAACAAGTCATCTTTCTTTATTTCATCAGTGGAAATGTTATCTAATCTTGGTTGTACAATTGTCATACGTATTGTTTCAAAGTTGTAAAGCATCCCAAACCCATGAATGGCTCCTAATGCATACAACCGCATTTGTGGATTTTCAGCAGATACTTTGACGCCTTTTCCACCTTTAAGGTCAACCACTTCTAGAATGCCGTCAGATATAATCACTACATCTCCAGTTCCAAACCCTTCTGGAACCCAAGGACTGAAATCCAACCTTTCCTCAATGAGGATAAGTGGATCTTTACTTCTTGCCCTCGCTTCATTTATTTTTTCGATGACAATATCCACATAGCTTTGGACAGCTTGTTCAATTTCTACGTTGTAGAATTCATTTTCTTTCATTTGCTTTAACTTTTTGTTCAATTGGTCTTTTGTCATTTGTTTTAAGAAATAGGACAAATGAATCTCTGATAGTTCATGCATGAAAGTGCCTTCTCTGGCAAATACACTCGTTTCCCCTTCGAATTGTTCTCCTAGCCGAATACTTGGTGAACAATTTAACCACAGGTTTGACTTAGAGGCACTTGCAACTGCATGATCTCTGTCTGAATGATTCATAGATAAAAGAAACCTCCTTTCCCGTTTGACTGACTGATTCTTTATCAAAGCTTGTCCGCTTTTTCTAACAGTTCAGGATATTTTTCAGCTGGTATATCGCTTAGTTTTTTTGCTCCAAAGCTAGTAATTAGCTCTTTGACTTGAACCTGTTTTCCATCTTGGGCTAGTGATGCAAGTTTTGATCTGACATCTTCAAAAACTGGTAGTTTAGCTTTTGGAGGCTTAGCTCGCTCTGGCTCCTGTTCCTTATTTGATTGCTTTTTTTCAATAGTTGCTGTCAATTCGTCTTGACTTTCAAATGAAAGAGCATAAGTTTCAATACTCCCCGCAACATTTTGTAAGTCATTCACAATATCAAGTAAAAGTTTTGTTTTACTCATTTTCTGTTCTCCTTTCTTTTCATTTGCTCATCTAACTGAGTCGGTCGATTTGCTAGTCTCTTAGATACAATACTGATAGCAGTAAAAACCCCAACCATTTCTCCTTTTGCATTTGTTTGTCAATAGACATAGCCTTTTCAACGTCGTCGGTTGTAACCTTCATCTTTCCTCACCCCCTTGTTACCTATATGGCCTTTCACTTATTAGCCAACGGGGATGGGTGTTTGGAAACCAAGAATCACAAAATCTTTTTTTTATTATTTAGCAGAAACTCTTAGCGACGTCCCTTTTATGAATTTCTGCTAAATTTATTAGGGGTTGGCCAACCTCTTGATGTAACTTTATCGCGTAATAAAACTATTGTCTTATCACTGAAAGTTAAGCGAATTTGTTCGTTTTTATTAGAATTTTGCTGATAATTTGAGTATCTTGTATTGTCAACGCCGTAAATTTTGCAAAATGGCCCTGTTTTTTTAACTTCTGAAGTTAATAGTTTTAAAAAAAACAATAAAAATACTGCACACCACGTATGATGTGCAGTAATATTACATATTTTTTTATTTCTCACGACTCCTTGTGCCTAGTGGAGTAACTCCTAAACTTTCTAAAACCTCGTTCCTTTCATCAATAGAGCACCCACTAAAAGCAGTTATAATATAGCTATAAGCACTATGTTCACGAGAAGAGGTTAATGAATGGCCCGCTAACTTAAGGAGTTCATTCGTCATTGACAAGTCTAAATCTAGACCAACACATATAGTAATAACAGTTTTCAAATTCGGAGCCTTATCTTTTTTATTCTTTATTCGACTGAAGGCCATATCATCCAATAAAGTTTTATCCTTAAAGATGGCACTATTCCATTTTTTCATTTCTATGATTTCATATACCTTTTCTGAGAATGTTTTTGTGTATTTTTTAGTTTCCTCATACTTTGCATCAAACTCCTCACGTAAATTACGGAGTGCCTCAGCCTTATCAAATACAGCGTCATTTTGAGGATTTGAAGCATAAAATGGTAGCCGTTTGTAATCAGTCGAGTACTGCAACCTATACATGAGGTCTATTTTATGTTGAACGCCTTGTGGGTCGTAACTACTCTTAAGTTTATACGAGAAGTTTAGTACACACTCAATAAGGTTATCCTTAGCATATTGTGTTAATTCACGCTTACCATTATTTCGTAGTTTAATATATTTGTCTTCGTTTATTACAAAATAGCCATCAACATAAGAGAATTGGCCAGATTTTATAATTTCTTGAAATCGAACATTCTTTAAATATTCTTCAAACGCATCATTTAAACCAATTTTTTGAGTATGGTTACCCATGAGGGATATATTACCTGTATCCTGGTTGCTTCTATTGTTTAATGACTGTATATAGTCATCATTTTCCTCACTATCAATCTCTTTTGCTTCTTCATAACCCAGCTCTATCATTCTTATTTTTGCAGATTGCTTAGAAACACAAAAAAACTCAGCCAAATCGTCAATTATATTTTGGAGAACAGTAATTCTATTTATGCCAATTTCAGAGGAACCGTAAAAAGTAACCAGTTCTCTAATTTTAATTTTTACCATTTCTTTAGGCATCAAGATCCTAGGTGCAATTCCGCTCGCTTGCCATTCCATCCACTCGGCATCACTCCACGAATTGTATTCATTATCTTGAATTCTTCTTACAGGACAACGAAAAGCAATTGCAAAAGTATCTTCTTTCTTACTTTGATGGATAAAATATGGACGATGCTTATACCAATGAACACACTCATGAGCGAGTGTATTATTCTCTCGCCCAGAATGATTTATATAACTGTCGACAAATACCGTACCCTTTTGTACTTTTAGTCCCATATATTCCTTTGTAGTGGAATCATAAATATCAATGATTCCGTCACAAAGAGTAATTGCACCTATAATATCAAGACTTTTAGAAAGCCTTTCTGTTCTAATCACTTTTAACTGAATTTTCTTTTCTGCAATTTCTAAGATAGGGACAGGCATTGGCTTTTCCAAGGCTTCCGGACAATACTTTTTCAAAAATTCACTCGCAACTATATCAAAATCATTTTTATATATTATTGGTACAAATGAAGATGTATACTTCTGTTTCATGAATCCTCTCCCCGCATTTATAACCCCACCCTCAATTAGCAAATAACTTGCTGCAATAGTTTTAAGAGAAATAGTCAAACAAAATGATTAATTACAATAAAAAATTATCCACTAAAAATCGGTTAAAACTATTTACCTTCACGTAATAATTTATAAATTTCTTCCATATATACATTGGTTATCCGTTCCCGGAGTTCCTCATTCTCTAATAGCAACGTATAAAAATCCATGTTTTGCTCATAACCAGCTACCAAAGCATCCTCCACACTATCCTCGTAAGTAAACTTAAAGTCCTCCAGCGGGTTACTTTTGGCGCTAACTTTTAGCCGTGTATCTTTGAGGAGTAAATCGCGAATTTGCATGGCAGACTTTGATGCCACATCTGGCTCATACCCTTTATCATACATTGCATTGATCTCATCAATAATTGCTGAGAGCAATTTCTTTTGTACAACTTCTGGCTGGGCCGGCTTGGGTTTTTTAATTTTCACTTCTGGTTTGGCTTCGACATCAGTCGAGTTATTTTCTGATGTTTTTTCTTGCCTAAAACCACTCACAGTAATTTTATCCGCCACATCAAAGTCATTTCCGCCTCCGCCCACATTGATTTCCTTGATAAGATACGCCAAAAAATTATATTTCTTATGCAAATCCACATTTTCATACGACGTAGCTTGAATCAGGAAGGTGTACCCTTTTAAAAATCGGGCAATTGTTCCACGAACTTCAACCTGTTCTAGTTGTGTTTTCTTTTCAAAAGCTCTCCTTGATTTATCTAATAAAGACCACATTTTAGACTTGTCCTTGCTAGTTCGTTTTTCTTTATATAAATATGCATTAAATGCATCTATATCCTCAGCATCCAAAATATCATAGCCATCAATAACTTTCTCAACATGACGTATATCTGACGGAGTGATTGTTTCAAACAAAATAGTATCTTTATAAAAAGGCTCAAAAGCTTTTTTAATATCCTCATATTCATTCTTGAAATCAAGAATAAACGTTTTCTTGTCATATGGAGGATAGATACGATTTAGTCGAGATAAAGTTTGCACTGCTGTAGTTTTACTTAGTTTTTTATCTACATACATAGCTGCTAACTTTGGTTGATCAAAACCAGTCTGATATTTATCTGCTACAAGCAGAACTTGATAAGAGCTTTTATTAAATTCTTCTGGTAACTCATCTTCGCTAATACCATTAATACCCGGTTCTGAATACTCCGTATCTTTAATTTTCACCTTGCCAGAAAATGCAACAAGAGCATGAATATTGGGATAGCCATGAGAAGCAATATATTTCTCAAATTCCTGCTTATAAAGAACCGCTGCTTTACGGGAGGATGTTATAACCATGGCTTTTGCTTTACCGCCCAAACTATGAGCAACATTATTTCTAAAATGTTCAATAATAATTTCTATTTTCTGAGCAATGTTAGTATCATGCAAATCGATAAATCTAGCAATCTTACGCTTTGCAACGATAGAGTGTAATTCTGGGTCGTCCTCAACATTTTTATTTAGGTGAAAATATGTTTTCCAAGTCACATAGTTCTCTAAGACATTTAATATATAACCTTCTTCAATTGCCTGTTTCATCGGGTACAGATCAAAAGCAGCCTTTTGCCCCTGATCATTCAGCGTACCAAAAAGTTGAATGGTCTCCGGCTTGGGAGTCGCTGTAAAAGCAATCATCGAAACATTTTCTTGCTTACCGTTTCTCTGAATTTCCTCACGAATTATATCTTCTTCCGTTTTTTCTTCATCTGATTCTTCACCTGAAAGCACCGAAGTTACAGCCCTCATTAATGTGCCATCTGTAGAAGAATGAGCCTCATCAATAAGAACTGCGAAGGATTTATTCCCCATATTCCCCAATAAATTTTGGTTAAGAATGTAGTAAAACTTATGAATCGTGGTTACAATTATCTTTGTATTTCCTGCCAATGCATCAGCTAAGTCTGTGGAAGTACACTTATCGTCCATTACTTTAATTTGTCCCAACTTATGCTCAATACTTGAAACAGCATTCTGCAACTGCCTGTCCACAATAATTCTATCGGTAATAATAAGAATGTTATCAAAGATATTCTTATCTGAACGATCATGTAGGGATGAAAGTATGTGAGCTAGCCATGCTATGGTATTAGTTTTACCTGAACCTGCAGAATGCTCAATTAAATAATTGCAATTTGTACGATTATCAATAATATCATTCATTAGTTTTTCTATTGAACGCAGCTGATGATACCTTGGAAAGATTACGCTTTCTGAATATCTCTTTTTACCTGTATCGGGGTTTAAAATTTCTTTTTTCTCGACAAATATAAACCGCTCGATTAGAAATATGATTCTATCTTTTGTCCAAATATCTTCCCACATATAAGAAACATTGATTCCATCCTTGTTATGGGGGTTTCCTTTTCCATAATCTTCAGAGCCCTTGTTAAAGGGACGGAAGAACGAAGACATTCCCTTTAATTCAGTACACATAAATACTTCATTTAAGTCCATAGCAAAGCAGGTTAAACAACCAGACTTAAATTTAAACAAGCGGGTATTATGGTCACGTTCTTCTTTAAATTGCTTAATAGCATCTTCGTAATTTTGGCCAGAAGTGTTACATTTCAGTTCTATAGTAAAAATAGCAAGACCATTTAGGAAAATAACCAAGTCTATACGTTCATCCTCTTTATGATAGACCTCCTCCATTACGGACAATAAATTCGCATTATATAATGCAGTCGCCTTTGGATTAAATGCTGTCGCCGGCCTCCGGAACATTAAATTAAGAGTTGCACCATTATCAAATTCTACCCCATTTTTTAACACATCAAGCAGGCCGCGACTGGATTTATTAATTTCTTGATTAATAAAGTTAATAATAGTCTGATCTGTTTTGGTTTTGTAAAACTTTCTCAGCCTTTCCATAACATCTGGCTGGGTGTTTTCCAAAAACTGAAGTAGTACTTCAGTATCCATTGCCAGCCTAGGATTATATTTATCTGCAGATCGGATAAGGTAGCTATTGTCCTCTTTGAGTCGTTCTAGAATTAGCTGTTGGTAATCTTCCTTTTCTCTTAATTGATTTGCAGTTACTGGCAT